TGGATGTTAAGACTCAAATTACTGAGCGTCCAGATAAAAACTATAGTACACAGGTCTATGCCCAGATGTGTCTTGGTGCGGTTCGCATCGAGGACGAAAAGGTTGTAGAGATTGCCTGTACTGATTCGTAAAGGAGGTGTAATATGGCTGATTATAAAAGTACAGAATACACCAACGCTACGGCAGGTACAGGTGTCAAAAACGCACCTACTTCTTGGAGTGGAGTGACTTACCGACATTCAAATTATACTGTTGGTGCTGTTACTCAAACTGCAAGTGATATGGTGTCGATTATGACCATACCTTCTGGTGTACGGATTTTACCGCAGTCCTTTGTCATTATTAGTGATTTAGAGGCATCGGCTACGGTAGATATTGGTTATGCAGCACATACAACCCAGAGTACGGGTGCAGCAGTAGCAGTTGATGACGATGCTTTTTGCACCGTAATCGCTGCTGATTCCGCACGTACTGTTACACATTTTCACGAAAGCACTACGCATGATTCGGGTTATGTGACAACGGGTGAGATGGTCTTGACCATGAGTTTAGGGGCAGGAACCGCTGTAACGGGTGATACATTTGATTTTCATATAATGTACGCTGACCCGAACTAACTGTTTGGTGGTGGCTCTTGGGCTACGGGAGTCACCGCCTGACTTTACTAGGAGTATGTTATGCCAAAGGTAGGAACTAAACATTTCAAGTACACAGCCAAAGGCAAAACGGCTGCCAAAAAATACGCTAAAAAAACACAGCAAAAAATTACTAACAAGAAACCTAAGTATAAAAAATAAATGGCATCTAAGGTTGATCTATCTAATGAAGCCCTGTTAATGCTAGGGGCAAATTCAATTACCAGTTTTACGGATAATGATTCTAACGCTGTATTGGTGAATCGTTTCTTTGATGGTGAGCGTGATGCCGTGTTACGGAGTCATCGTTGGAATTGTGCTATTACGACTGCCAATTTAGCATCTTTAGCAACCACTCCAATCATTGATTGGAAATATAAATTTACATTACCAACCGATCCATACTGTTTACGGGTACTGGATGTGAGAACTGTTACAGGAGATATAAAACTTGACCATGCAATACAGGGTAGAGAGCTATTCACAGAAGAGTCCACAGTCGATATAACATACATTCAAAGATTAGAGGACACCACGCTGTTTGACGCTTTACTCTACCAAGCTATTGTATTCCGCATGGCATGGAAACTTGCATTTCCTATTACACGGGATAATAAAGTTATGACACAAATGGGTGGGATGTATGAATCGGTAGTAAGAGATGCTAGAGCGATTGACTCACAAGAAGGTACACCAGAAATAATAGAATCCGATGCACTTACAGACCTACGATTCAGATAAATGGCAAAAGTATTTCCAATACAGACTAACTTCACGGCAGGTCAGTTGTCACCACGCCTGCACGGTAGAGTTGATATAAATAAGTATAATAATGGACTTAAGACGCAAAAAAATGCCTACAGTCTACCGCATGGTGGTGTTGTCAGGCGAGGCGGTTTCAAGTATGTGGCAGATGTTCAAACAAGCTCTAAGAAAGTGCGGTTGGTGCGATTTGAGTTTAGTATTACACAAGCCTATATACTAGAGTTTGGTGATCTATATATACGATTTTATAAAGATAACGGACAAATCATATCTGGTACAGCCGTACAAGTTACTACTACGTTTACTGAAGCAGAGCTTTTTTCTCTGTACTTCGCCCAATCTGCAGACACTCTCTATATAGCCCACCCTAGTCATGCCCCTAGTAAACTAACTAGGTCTAGCCACACGTCATGGACTCTTGCCGATTTAACATTTGCATCTGCACCGTCTAACTTTGCAAGCGGTACAGGTGAAAATCCCCGTTGTGTTACCTTCTTTGAGGAACGGTTGTATTGGGCAGGTACGGATAATTTACCCCAGACAATATGGGCTAGCAAGTCAGGCGACTTTCTAAACATGGATCAAGGCACAGGTCTTGATGATGAATCAATTGAGTTTACCCTAGCAACTGATGACGTGAATGTTATCCGTTGGATGAAAGCGTCTGATGTTCTTTTAATCGGTACGGTAGGTGGTGAGTTCAAACTTCATGGTAACGGCAATCCAGTAACCCCTTCCAATGTCAGGGTTGTTCAGGAAACCAAGTATGGTTCTAGTACGGTTACGCCAGTAACATCAGGCAGGGCAGTACTCTTTAACCAACGGGCTTCTAAGAAATTACGTCAGATGATATTTGATTTGAACGTGGAAGGTTTTGTGGCTCCTGATTTGACGATACTGGCAGAAGATATTACGGGTGACGGTATTACCCATATGGCTTACCAGCAAGAACCAGATTCTATTATCTGGGCTGTACGTGAGGATGGCACTTTGATTGGTCTTACCTACCAACGGGATCAACAGGTGGTCGCTTGGCATCAACATCCTGTAGGTGGGTACTTTGGTAATACTACAATTACGGTTACTGATTACACTAATATAGCGGTAGGTACTACAATTTCTTTGACTAAATCCGATGGTTTAACGGTTGTATTTACGTCAGAAGCAATTAGTGGGTCAGCCCCATCAGCAACAAATGGATGGAGGCCAAACGAGTCAAACGACACAACGGCTGATAATATTTATACTGCTATTAATGCTCACGCTGATTTTACCGTGGCTAATCCTGCTGCTAATGTGGTTACTATTTTAGATAATACAACTGGTTTAGCGGTGTTATCTGTAGCAACTTCAGACAGTACACGATTAGCTGTTACCAATAGAGGGCAAGCGGTTGTTGAAAGTGTTGCGGTGATTCCTGCAGCAGATGGTAAATCAGACGAATTGTGGATTAGTGTTAAACGTACGGTGGACGGTAGTACCGTAAGGTATATAGAATATTTAGACCCCACTATATTTGTAGATTCTGGGTTGTCTTATTCTGGATCGGCAGTTAGTTCGTTTGGTGGTCTGGGTCATCTGGAAGGTCAAATGGTTCAGATTGTAGGAGATAATTCTGTATATTCTCCTAAAATTGTAACGAGTGGTGTGGTAACAACTTCAGAAGCAGTAACAACTGCTTATGTTGGTTTGCCCTATCCTACTGAATTGGTTACATTACCAGCAGAAGTACCGCAGACAGATGGATCGTCATTTGGTAAGAAGAAGTCTTGGAATCGTATTATAATCAATTTATATCAAACTCTTGGTATATCAGTCAATGGAACACAACTGGTCTTTAGAACGGGTGGTGATCCTATGGATTCATCTCCACCTGTATTTACAGGACAGCATGATATTACAAATTTAGGATGGAAAGAGTCTGACGCTAATATAACTATAAAACAGGAGCAACCGCTTGGAATGACGTTAATTTCAATTACAGGCGAACTGAATGTTACAGATTGAACCACCGTTAAAACAATGTGGTAGAATCCAAATTGTGCCGTACCAGTTCGATCATTTTAAAGAACTGGTGGTTAGACCCCATGAAGGGGTCATGAAAGAAGCCATTAAATTATCGGATACACAATGGGCTAAAGCAATAGGGAAAGAGGCGGTAGAAGCATATACGTGTTATTTTGAGGGTGAGATACTCTTAATTGGGGGTATTAATATATTATGGGAAAGTGTTGGAGAGGTCTGGGTTATAGGTTCTCCTAAAATCCCATCTTTGAGATTTTCGTATATTAAGATTTGTAAGTTCTACTTGAAGTACACCCGTGAAAAGTATAAGTTAAAACGGGTACAAGCCCAAGTTGTAAAGGATTACGAGATGTTACACCGATTTGTTAAATATTTAGGATTTACCTACGAAGGTACTCTACACAACTATTGTGGCGGTACTATAGATAATTGTATGTACGCTATTTGGGAGAAATAAATGGATCCCGGCACAGCAGCAGCTATAGCAGGTGGAGGTCAGCTTGTAAAAGGTGTTAGTGGTTATAAGGCAGGGCAGGCATCTTCTGAGGCTGCCATGGCTACAGCCATGTATAACGCCCAGATTTCCCAACTTAACGCCCAGATGGAAGCGGATCGTGGTCGTGTCGTCAGGTCGATTACGGAAACCAACGCTGGTATTATTGGGGAGCAATCTGTTTATAATGCTTATCTTATAGATAGACAGGCCGTAGAACTAGAGGATCAAAATGCTTTTGATCTCTATGTTGCCGAACGCCAGTATAATATTTTTACCGCAGAAAAAAGAGCTAACTGGGGTGCGTCTGGTGTGACCATGAAAGGAAGTCCTGCCACGGTTGCGTTTGCTGACGCTCATGCTGCTGCCATGAACTTGGCTAATATTGAGCAGAGAGGGTTGCAGGCTATATCTAGCGTCCGTCAGAACGCTAAAATGGTTACTTACAAGGGTAAGGTTGATTACAATAATTTAATGCAACAAGCCTTCATGGGGCAATATACGTCTGATCTTAACAGGGCTAATATTATCAATGAAGGCAATATGAACTATTACGCAGGGGCTTCTAAAGCCTACCAAGCACAGCAACAAGCGATGGCTAGTTTGATTGGTGGTATTGGTGATGCTGCTACCGCAGGCATAGGTGCTTACGGTCAAGCTGGTGGTTTTAAACCACCCGCAGAGTAAAAATTAAATGGCTAGAATAAAACCATTACAGATTACGGAACGCATGGGGGTTACTGAACCTACCTTGTTACCAAATGTTAGCTTGACAAGTACTGATGTCCCTGCCCAGAAAATACAATACATGGATTACAGTATTGGTCAGGCAAACGCACAGGCTTCTATGTTGGTAGCACAGGAGCTTGGGGCTATGGTTGATAAGGTAGGCCAAGCTGCAATTTACATAGATAAGGTCAAAAAACAGCATGAACAAGTTCAAATAGATTCTGAGTTCCAAGCATTTGGAGATAAGTTTAAAACCGATTTTGCCCAAGAACATACGAGCAGTGGACAGCAGAGACTCTATAACGATTATCAGTCTAAGCTGGTAGGTATGAAGACTGATGCAGAAAAACGCTTGGGGAGTAGTGTACAAGCCCAAGAACATATTGCAGGGTATATGAACTCCGCTAAGAAACTTAGTGCGGATGCGTTTAGTAAGATTCAAAACAAACGCTTGAATGAAACTGATTCCTTGTATGTATTACAAAACAAGCAGTTGCAAAATAGGTTGGCTACAGATCAGGGTCTTGACACTGTAACAGCTTTACAGTCAGGAGCGGATACTATTGGTAAACGTGTTGAGTTGGGTTCTATTACGGAAGAATACGGGGCTTTACTTAAACAACAGTTTACTACAACGGGATTAAATAATAGGTCTATTTTAATAGGTAGAGCATCCGCAAAATTCTACGCACAAAACCCAGCAGACATACCCGAAACCGCACAGGAAATGGTGAATGAGTTTAACAAGGGTATGGGGTTTATAGGCATGACTGACCAAAACAGGGAAATTGCGTTAGATACTTTTACTACTACATTTCATAAAGAGCTTGCAATTCAATTACA